TATTCGGAATAACCGCACCCGTATCTGATGTTGTTGTAACTTAATCACTATTCGTAAAATTTGCCGCCATCTTCTCACCATGCAGCACATAGTTCATAAAGGCAGAACGATATTCGATACTGTTTGTAGGATCTTCTTTTACAATATCACCCACAGAAGCCACAATTCCATCTTTAGCACCTGCATGAGACGCATTACTGAGTACATTTGGCACTTTAACAGCACCTTTCATAGATTCAACATTAGCTTTCGCCTCTGTGTACTGAGTATATTCATCGTCAAGAGTTTCAACATCCTCCAGCTTTGCCTTATACTCGTCCATCTTGCCATCATCAAGAAGCTGTGTGGCTTCATCAAGCATCTGATTACGATAATCAACATAATCCTGTCTGCTTTTAAAATTTTTGATTACATTCATAAATTTCATGTTCAAATTTCCCCTTTCATTCTTAAAATTTTGATTTTTTCCTTGGCAACAAAAAAAGCCTCACTCGATTTATCAGCAAGACTTCCTGTTTCTGACCCTTTGATAAGATTCCTTATCTTCGCCTTTGTTTCATCCGGTATGATTCCACCAAATGCGTTATTTATGCTAAACGGCATATTGCCGTTTCTGCCTGTTTCTATCAGTTCATCAACAAAACCATATTTCATAGCCGTTTTTACATCAAACCATGACTCTCTATCCATCAGGTCAAGCAGTTCTTTTTCACTCCTGCCTGTTTTCTGCTGATAAATAGCTGATATTGCTCTATTTGCCGTCTGTAATATCTGCGACTGTTTATCCATATCGTGATAATCGCCTCTTGCACCGCTTGAAACATTATGAATCATATACATGGCGGTTGGAAACGCTCTCACATGACCTGTTGCACACGCCACGATACTTGCCGCACTACAGCAGGACCCGCTTATATCTGCCTGAATATTACCCTTATATTGACTGATACTATAAGACATATCCGAGCCTGCAAACACATCACCGCCACCGCTGTTAATAACGATAGTTACATCATCACCATTTGCATCCTCAAGCTGTTTATCAATATCTTTCGGACAAAAAGCATCATAACCAAACCAGTCGTATATCCACTTATCATCATTGTTTACAATAGTTCCTTTTGCATCAATCTTCACCATCACTTCCACCTCCCTCTTTCAGCTTTCCGGTATCTTTTCTGAGCAGTGCAACATCTCCACCCGGAACAGGTGCAAGATTAAGGTACTGTCTGACCTCATTTATAGTCATTATTCCTCTGTCAACAAATGAAGTAAGCTGCAGCTTTGTGCTCATACTTGCAAAAGTAAGATTGCTGCTTTCAAATATGATTTTATTACCACAATTTCTCTGCTTTCTTGAAAACAGTTTTCTTGTATATTCATTTGCCATCTGGCATATGATAGGCTCTATCGCAGCCTCATAGTATGAAATCCACTCGTCCTCGTCATAATTTGAATGAACAATCTTATCATTTGTATTAAAAAAGCCATACACTCTCTGTATGGTTCTGTCCGTCTGTGCCGCATTGGGTACATAATCATTAGGATTTACCTGCTGTGCCTCCGCTTTAGAATCAACTGCTGCCACTCCAAATGCCTTTGAAGACATATTCATATAATTCTCAGCAAATTGCCTTGCATTACTTTCCAAGTCTTCCGGTCGCATTGATTGTGTAAACTTGAGCAGCCATCTTATCACAGCACCATTTTTAATGGCCTTGATAATTCCCTGGTCCGATGTAGTCACAACATTCATAAGCTCAACCAGTGCTTTTCCTGGCGGTTCACCAAAAATATCGTTATCGCAATAATCTTCACGCAAATGAATAATATCCGTGTACGGTATTTCCATCCACTTGCCATTTTGAAAATAAAATTTAAGATAAAGCACCTGATTATAATATTTTGCATCAACAGATGCAGCCGGTATCGGATATAAGCCACAGGGCAGACCAAAATCATCCCTTATTATCAAAATAAAAGCATTATGATTAAGAGCAAGCTGATTTGCAACTTTCTCCTGCATCATCTGCCCGGACATATACTCATTAGGTTCTTCCAAAAGATTTTTTATGTATGGCATGGGATTTACAGCAATATCCTTTGACCCATCTTTTTTAAATGTTTCCCGGATATGTTTAGCCACCGCCTTACCTATAGCCTTTGTCTTGGGTCTTATACATGAACGCACTATATCAGACTGATACAGCTTACCATTCCACACATAAAATCCATTACCGACATCAGTAATCATCTGGAAAGAACTTTTCTTACTTACATTTTTAAATCTACTAAAAAGTCCCACAATTTCTCCCTTCCAAAAATTTATATAAGAGACAAATATTCTTCAAGGTGATTTTCAAGCATAACATATGCATCCAGCAGACCGGCAAGACCGTCAATTCTCCTTGTAGGACTTGTACCCTTACAAGGCTGAATATTATTATTTTTATCAATATCAACAGATGTATTGCATATGCACCATTTAAGCACCGGATTGTTGTTGTAAATAATTCTCTTTGCCTTAAGGTCAGCACCCAATGATTTCATTGGAGAAGATAAAGTTTTCTTTCCCTGTGCCACCGGCTCCATAACGCTGCGGCCAAATGTGTCGTTCATTTCCTCAACAAAATATGTTGCACTCCATGCGTCATAGCCATCCTTGAAAAGATAAATATCTTTTTCAAGCTGCATTTCTTTGAACCACTCGACCACATACTTGTAATGTATTTTATTTCCGGGACAGGTTCTCATCCACCCCTGTTCAATCCATAAATCATAAGGAATTTTATCTTCTTTTACTCTTTGCTCCACCAAATCTTCCGGAATCCAGTACATCTGCTCAACATAGATATTATCATCACCGGGCACCATGAAAAGCATTGTTGCATTTGTCAGGTCATTGGTTGATGACAAGTCATTGCCGCCTATTCCATACCTTGGTTTAAGCTCTGCTATATCAAATAATGCGTTATTATCAATATCTTCAAAATTAAGCCAGCTCTCTGATGATGTCTCTCTGATATTAAACTCTTTGCAAACAAGGTTCTTTACAAGAAGCGGATTTTCCTGAGCTTTTCTTACTTTGTCTCTCAGTGTATCTTTATTCTTGATGGTTCCCAAGCCGGGGTTTGCCTTAATCCAGCAATCTTCCCGAACCCATTCCTTACGGCTGTCAAGCTCATAAATAAACGGGAACAGATGTGGGTCTTTGTATCCGTTATCATCAAAAAGACCATTGATAACTCTCTCAGCTTCATCATATTTTTGGTCGTAAATATCTTCCCTGATAGTTCCTGCCGTAGATGTGATATATATAAGCGGCTGGTCTCTAGCCGTCACACCATCTGCCATAATGTCATACAATGCTTTGCCATTCTTCCACTGATGAATTTCATCCATCATACAGCCATGAACATTCAGACCGTCAAGACTGTCTTTATCGGATGCAAGTGGTCTATACACACCATTATTAAACTCCTCACTGGACAGCTTTGACACAAGCGGCTTTATCCTTTTGCGAAGTGCCGCCGATTTAAGCACCATTCTCTTTGCTTCTTCCCAAATGATATTTGCCTGTTCTCTCTTAGTCGCAACGGCATATATCTCCGCTCCAGGCTCTCCATCCGCAATAAGAAGATACAAACCAACGATAGACGCAAGCAGCGACTTACCATTTTTCTTACCAACAATAAAAATCGACTCTCTACACTGTCTGTTTCCATTATCATCAATAAAGCCAAACACGGCGGCAAGATGTGCCTGTTCCCACAGTTCTAAACGAACATCATTTGTCGTTCCCTTCTTATGTTTTGACAATTTACAATAGTTTTCCGCAAACTCCAAAACATGATTTGCCCTCTTTGCCGAGTAATGATATTCATCCGGATTTTTAATATGCCACGCAAGATACTTGTACCATCTGTATATCTTATTTGATACTTTAATCTCACCTTTTTCAATCCTATCAAAATACTCAAGGATAGGATTGTAATCTAAACAATATCTTCTCATACATCCTCACGCCCTCCAACAAACTCGTCAAAGCCATCGTCTTTCTCAACAACCTCAACGGCTTTCGTTTTCGGAAGACAATCCTGCAATATCTTCATTGCCTGGGTCTGTTTCTGAGAAAACTGTAAATAAAGCTGTGCATCAGGACTCTGCTTAGTTCCATATTGATTTTCGCCGTTCTTATACTCCGCTGTAGTTCCGTCACGAATGATGTTTTCCCTGAGGTCCTGCATCGTGATACTCATAAAAGCAACATCATCAATGGTTGCTAAAACAAGTTTCTTTTTATTCTCGTCAATCTCCTTAAACAACCGCTTTAATCTTGCAACTTCTTTTTTCACACGCTTTTGTTTCTCTAAATACTGCGAAATACTATCCGCTTTTTCATCCCTGTGCATTGCTTCCTCTTCAATTTCTTCCGGTGTTACCACTCTGTTCTCACCTCCTGATACCACACCCCCCTTATGAAATGACCTGCATTTCAAATCAATCTAGGCTACCGGTGTTTTTAGAATGTCCCAAACACCCATAAACAGGGGGGTTAGAGCTTTGCTATAGGCTGTCCGTTCTCGTCAAACATGACAAGCAAGCCCCGTCTCTTGTTATTAACTCCATGCCCATCGAACCTATCATGACAATCCTTACAGACATACTCTAAATTGCTATGATTCAAGGTTATATAAGGATTTGATATGTTCTCAGGTGTAATGTGTGTACGATGATGTACGATATATCCAAGCTGTTTACCACACTCCTGGCACATACCACCATCGACCGCAATCCTCTCACTTATAAAAGACCGCTTACAGTCTTTCCAAGCCTTACTGTGATAAAATTTGTACGCATATTCCTTTGCCATCTTTCAACCTCACTCATTTGACATATCTTTATATTTTGTCAAATCATTCTTATCTGTCTTCTTTCATTAAAGTGCAGCAAAATTATTTACCTCTACTTGACACTCCTTTAATATGTCAAATACCGCATATAATAAAAAAAGAAGCTACCTTTTTCGCTTCTTAAATGATAAATTTTTTATTGCTTTGTCCTTATTATCTTGATTTATTCCAATATATCTGAGTGTAATTGATATATCTGAATGGTTAAGTATCTCTTTTATCGTCACTGCATCATGCGTCTGCTGGTACATGTGATAACCAAAAGTCTTTCTAAGTGTATGCGTTCCAATCTTATCAATATCAAATTGCCTGCCTGCTTCAGATAGAATGTTGTAAGCCTGCTGCCTTGTGATTGGTCTGTTGCCTCTTGGAGACTTAAACAGATACTCATAATCATCCTTGCCATATACATAATCTTTTATGACAGGTTTAAGCTCTGTATTGATTGGAAACCTTTTCTCTTTCCCAGTCTTTTTCTCCCTGATATAAACAGCATCTTTATCCCTGACATCACGCACACGAAACTTAAGTATATCGGATATTCTAAGTCCCGTGTATATGCCAAACATAAACATCACATAATCTCTATCGCTCTTGCCCTTTAGATATTCAGCAATATCCATCACAACATCTAAATCTCTGATAGGCTCAACAGTATTCAACCAACCACCTCCCAACAGTACAATTACCGTTATAAGTGTACGAAAAAAGGAGAAGATATGCATCCTCTCCTTAATCGAAACTACTGTTCCTACTCTTGCGATATTAGCATTATATCACAGAATTGCTTCGTGTGATTCTCATTTTTTTGAAATTTAATAAATTTTTTTATTTCTGCTCATCTATAAACTCACGCATCATCTTGGAAATCTGTGCTGCCTGACTCACTCCAGCCTTCTCACAGGCTTCCTTAAATTCGTCAGCTAACTCTCTTTTTAACTTAAATCCTTTTGTCATATATCCGGCTTTCTTCTGCCATTTTTCAGTTGCCTTTGTCTGTGCTGTTGGCATCATATCACCTCTTTACTTTTTTTTATTTTCCTGCTATTATTTTTATACCAAGGACAGATAGCAGGAAGTTGTAGGTCTGCCCTCGGTTTGGATTGTATAAGCTCTACTTTTTAAGTAGGGCTTTTACTTTTTCCTTTGCGTCTTGTAAGTCTTTGCTTTCTTCCAAGATTGCTAAGATTTTTCTTGTTTGATTTTCCTCTGCTGTATCTTTTAATAATTCCGCTAAGTTCATTTCTTCGTTCTCCATTTCTATCTCCTTTCCTGCCATTCCCTTGCTACAATTATATTATACTATAAGGTTACCCTTATGTCAATAGTTTTTTAAATTTATTTTGTTTTTTTAAAAAAGACGGTCTTTCGACCGCCTTTTATATTATCTTGATACTCCTAATCTTGCCATTAATGCTTCCTGCAATACTTTAGAAACATTGATATGTGATTTTTCTGCTTCCTGATTTAACCAATTTGGTAATGTTACATTTCTACGAACCGTCTTATTATCTAACATTCTTCTATATGCCGTTAAATCAACATCAACCAAAGACACAATACTTGTTCCATCTTCATTAAATGTTCCTTTTGAAACATCAATATCTGTCATCTTAGATGGGTGCAACACTACTTTTCCATTATCTTCTGCTTCAATACAGCTTATTCCAATAGCATCTCTTGCCATTGTGATTGCATCTGCCATACTTCCCTTTGGTTTACCTTCCTCATTTGACTCTGTCAAAATACCCAAATCTGGTACTTCAATCAAAATATTTGTATCAACATCGGTAAAAATAACTGGATATGTCACTTTCATATAATCAACCTCCACATTTCAAATATATATCTATAGTAATATATTGAGATAGGGGATTTTATAATACACATTTTTTACACATTTGTCAATAGTTTAATACACATTTTTTACGCATAATTTATTATAAAAAGACGGTCTTTCAACCGTCTATAATCATTTACTGTTTAATGATTTATATTATATTGCAATGTTTCATTTATACATGAGATAAGAAACTTTCTTGCTTCATCATGATTTATATTTTTTTCCTTTGAAACAGACTCCGTTACAGCCTCAAATATATATACCAACATTGATATTTTATTCAGCAAACTTCCTACTATAACTACTTTTATCTTACTTTTTATATTTTGACAAATTACAATTCCCATGTTATTTCTCCTTAATCTTTGATATAATATTTTAAAATATTTATGAAAGGTTGTGTTACTATGACAAATGAAACTAATCCTATTATTTCAAGTATTGGCAAAGTAATAGAAAAAAATCCACAAATATATGAAGATGCATTAAAACCCACTGCTGTTGAAACTGGTAAATTAGCTGGCAGAATTCCAAGAACAATTAACGCTATTTTTGCTGGTCTTGACAAATGGATTCTTAAAAGGGAATATAGCGTTGAAGAAACCAAAAAACTTCTTGAACAAAAGTTACAAAATATAGATCCAGAAAAAATTGTTCCTCCTGAACCCTATGTTGCCGTTCCTGCAATACAAGCCATCTCTTATTCTATGGATAGTGATGAATTAAGAAATATGTATGCAAATTTATTGGCTCATTCTATGACATACGATACTAAGGAAAATGTACATCCTGGATTTGTTGAGGTCATTAGACAACTTTCTCCAAGTGATGCACGATATTTTAAGCATTTATGCACATTAAAATATAGACCAATGGTCGATATTTCACTTGATATTCCAGGTGGCTTAGAACTGCCTATACAAAAAAATGTTAATACTTTTTCAAAGGGTTATACAAATGATTTTGTACTTTCTAATGATAATTTATGCAGATTACAATTAATATCTATTCCCAATGATACATGGTACGGTGATGATACTATCTACAAACCTTTATTAGATTACCTAAAACAGGAACATACTCTTGAAAAATATAAACATTTATCTCCTAATGCAACTAATATGTCATTTACTAAATCTCGTATTGATATAACACATTTTGGCAAACTCTTTTATGAGATTTGTGTAAAATAAGCCTATTGCTGGGATAACTTCATATCCCAGCTATTCACTTTCAATCATTCATTCTTAGTTTTTACCTTTACTACTCACCTCTCATATATCTTCACTTTGTCACAACATATTCCATTATCCTCGGCATCTTCTCTCTAAAAGCCGCTCTAATAACCATAATCGCCTGTTTGATGCCGTCACAAAAGCAGTCATTATATTCCGCATCAAAGTACGGTGCAATCTCTTCCACATATTCATCAAAGTTTGCATAAGAGTATTCCTGTTCATCCTCAAGTTGTTTTATTAAATCGACAATACCACCGATTAAACAATTAAAACAACTATCATATAAACCGCACTTTTCTTCCTGCTCATCGCAAAACGCTTCTTTTGACTCCTTTATATCGTCCAGTCTGCCTAACAGCTTACACTCAAAGCTCTTTATGTGTTCCCGCCGTTCCGCCTCCTGCCTTTTTGCTTCTGCCTCAATCAACTGTATAATTTCTCTCTGTCCCTGCACTGCTGCACAATCTTTCTGGTCTGGGTGCTGCTTTAAAAATGTATCAATCCTGTTTTCAAAAACTTTTATAAGTATTTTTTCATCAATCACTCTTCTGCTCCCTCCTTAACTCTCACCATAATTCTGTTTTCTGGGAATGTATGTGTACACTTGACATACTTGTTTTTATTTGCGTCCAAATCAGCTTCGTCAATGCTTATAAACTTTCCCTTTGCATCTGCAAATACCATATGTGGCTGCTGTATCAAATCAATAACCACGCTCTCAAGATATTTTAATTTCAATGCAGCCCTTTTCTTTTCAATTACTGCATCCCCCTTTTCCTCACGAAGCCTTGTCTCTACTGCCTTAAGCTGTTCCACTCTTGTTTCAAGTTCCTGCACATAACCAACCTTTTTCACAATCTTTATCAACAATTTATTCAACATATCAACATCCTCCTTAGCTTATCTTTGCTCTTTCTTTCTGATCTTTTTCTGTCTGTAAAAAAATCATATATTGTCCATATGTAAGCCCCATATGCTTTGCTTCATCATTAAAGCTTGCAAGCTCTCCCATATGCTTTTCTTTTTTCTTTTCCTCCATTCGTTTTGCCTTTTTCTGTGTTTTTCTTTTTTTATACATCTGTGCATGTCTTTTTTTACGCTCATACTCACGACATTCAACGGAACAATAATGCTGATTTCTCGCATTCACAGTAAATTGCTTTCCGCATCCTATACATTTACTTTTTTTCTTTGTCTGTTTCATTCCTGCTCCTTTCCGGGAGCTGCACCACACTCCCAGCTTTATTTGTGATGTTAATTTTCCTACAGCTATATGTAAAAGTGCATTTAAAACTTTTTTGCTGTCAAAATTATTATTCGTCTACTTCATCCAATAACCATTGAAATTTACACTTAACACATAAATCTCTTCCGACATCACTGAGTTTACATCCATGACATAAGGCTCTTTCATCTCCGACAAAATAAGGACATTTAATGTGATAATGAACCTCTGCTTCTTCTGTTGCACCACCATCATCAATATTTATTCTTTCAAATTCCAAGCCCTCAAATTCCATGATATCCATTAAAATATTTATTAAAAGATTTATATTCTTCATTTGAAATCACCTCACTAAATTTCTTACCTGTCGGATTCCGACAGATTATCCACGCTGCAATAAACGCTGTTCAAGCTCGCCCATATCTGACGAACTCACATTTCTCTGACTGAAATTGTTAAACTGATTTTTCTTATTTCCTGAAGAATTTGACTTAACTTTTGAATTATTGGCAGTCTGCTTCTCAGGTCGCTCTGTCTTATTCCAATAATCAGCAGTGCTTTTCCAGTTTATTCTCCTGCCATACTTGTCTTTCCAATCAATACGGTCATAATATTCATAAAACTTTTCAGGATTGATTTTAAGATTGTTTAAAGCAACATAATCTTTTACCTCCTGAAGCGTTGGCACTATAGATAGAGTGTTAGTATATTTACTATTACTTTTACTATGTTTTAAAATGTCTGCATTTTCATCCAAAATGTCTACATTTTCATCCAAAATGATTACATTATCCGGCAAAAGGGCGACTTTAACTAAGAGGTATGCTCTCTTCATTTTTACAGCTTTTCTTCTTTTGGTTGCAAAAAGAAAATTTTCCTGAATTTCCTCGGAAGTTAAAATTCTATTTTGCTCAAGCTGTTCCAATGAAAAGACACCCCACCTTGCACAGCAGTTCACTATTTCATTTATGCGATTGACCGCCCTGTCACCCCCGCCAAACATTCGTGACGAAAGTGACAACGCTTTCTCTCGCTGCCATTCACAATAATAACCATGTACTCCGTATATCTCCTGAAGTAACGCATATATGACGGCGTGTGCCTTTAACCCACACTCTGCTGTTACAAGTTCAATGTTTTTATCAGCCGCACATTTTACCGGAAAGTAATCAATACCCTCTTTTCGGTTCATGGTGCGTCCTCCTAAATCTAATCAAACAGGTTTATTTTACAAAGGCAAGGAAGACATCCGACCAACTGACACCGTCCGAATAGCCGGCACCTTCCCTTAATTACGGCACATATACTCCCCCTGATTTCTCAGTTAAAAGCATACACACCAAAAAATAAAAAATATATTATTTAACCCATATATTTTCCCCGAATAGTTGAAGTAAAATATACAAGCTAATTACAAAAAATAATAAATATCATGAGGTCCATTTACCTCTATGATGTTTCTCAACTGCCCTGTATTTTCTTGGCAGTTCTGAATAAAAATTTTCTTCCTTGAGTTTGTCCAGTTTACAGAAAAACTCACTTCTTTTTCTATAAAAAGTAGCCTGACTACAATGCACATTCTCCTTTTTACAGAGCTGTTGAAAACTCATACCCGGAGTTGTGCAATATCTAAGTAACGCACTTGCAAGCTCTGCATCAGTCAGCCTTGCAGCTTTTTCAACCAAATCAACTTTACTGCTGAGCAAAGCAAGTCTGATTGCCACATCTTCAACCAGAGACTCATTATTATGAGCATGAGGCATCCCATCATAATTTACTCCAGAAACACCTAAACTGCCCTCAATATCTCTAATCTGAGTTTTCCATGAATTATACTGATAACAGAAATAATTTAACTCACGATATTTAAACCGATTCAGCCTTTTCAAAGGCTTATCATCTCTCCTCATTACATCTCCCTTTATATTCTTCAATCGTGTGGTATGGTGCTTCTGTTTTGACTGCACCACTACCACACCTACTGCACTTTTCATTTATTCGTCTAGTGCTCCACACTTTTCTGCCACAATCATTGCAGGTTACTACAAAAAATGGATCACTGGAACGATAAAAATTATTGTCATTGTGCAAATCTGTCTCCTTATGTTATGAAATAATCGTAAATCCCGAAAGATTATCAAGCTGTTCCTCAAGATATTCCTGGATATTCTCCATAGCGTGTAATTTCCACGCTCCTCCATCAGCTTCAAACAAAGCACACTGAATACCCTCGTATTTATCCTCTTTCATACGGAATATAAAACTACTTTCAGGCTGTTCAACCTCTGTAAATGTACGATATGGCTTTAACTTAACAGGACTAGGAATAACAGCGTCTGACTTTGAAGCGACACCTGTTTTTACTGTCGCTTTCTGTGTCACACCATCATCGCCATAACTGGCAATCGTTCCGTTTTCCACTGTTCCTGCAAACTTCAAAAGCAACTCCTTGTCATTGTTTGATATAAATGTTGACTGAACTCCAATAAGAAACCTCTCATGTTCAATAAACTTCCCAAAAGGAAATGACGGCAGTTCTGCATAAACAGAAGCTATATATTCACGCCCCCTGTCAAGGTCAAGGCATGAATACAAACTTACCACTGTCGGACTTTCCACATGAATAATCATTTTATCCGACATAATATCTGTACCAGATTTAATGTAATCAACAAGGCTACGAAGCGTTGTAAGTTTAATAGCTTCTGCCTTTGGATTATGTACTAATCTCTTTAATACCTTGTCCGAATAAAACTCCCCATTAACTTCCTTTATGTGTGGCTCTGCCAGCTCAACTGCATATGCTAATGCTTCTTTCTCCATCTTTATATTCTCCTAATTTATGCCTGTTTAACATTGTTTCTAAAATCAATTACGCTCTTATCTTCTTTAATTTCTCCCGTCTCCGTATCTACAATCTGACCGTCAATCTCAATCTCGTTTTTCTCAACATCATCAAATGACATCTGCCCTTTTATACCCGGACCGTACTCCTGTGCATAAACTTTGCCTGTTGTCAAATCTTTTTGAGTACAGAATTTTGTGCTAACAGGTTTTACAGATGCCAGCTTTGTATCTACTGAAATATCGCAAGTGCAATCTGTCCTATCCTCATTCTGCTCAAACGAAAGAGTAAGATTTATTTTTCTCTTATTCTTCCATGGAGTATTTGGATCCTGCATATTCTTCATAACCTGCTCAAAAGCCTGATTGACTTTCTCCTGCAAAGCTCCACCAGCCAAATCATGTAAACTAATATCCATAAAATCGTCATCCTTTCTTTTGCCTTTTTTACATCTGCAAAATAGCAGCTATCTGAGCAATCTTCACATCATTACTGCCATCATCCGCTATAACCTTTGCTACGGCCTCGACAAGATACTCCTTGCAAAGCAAATCATTAAGCTGTTTTGTCTCAACCTTAACCATTTTCTTCATTTTCTTTCTTCTGCTCACTGTCCTCATGCTCCTTTCCATAAGCCCGTCATGCCGATAGCACAGCAAATTATTAATTCTGTGAAACCGCTTCGTCCTCTGTATGTACCCTTGTATATCCAAGCTGTCCCATGTAGCTGTCAGCAAATCTTGTAAAGCACTGATTTCTTATATGCTGCTTCTGCTCCTCAGACAAATCATTAAAGTTTACATAACCGCCGTCTTTAGTCGGCACGAGGATTTTATGCGTTATCTTCTTTTTTGCCATAATTCTCTCCTTTTCTGCTTTTGTTTTATTTTATGCTCAAGTCTTGACCACTGTTCAGTATGCACTTACCAATATTGGCGTTCCTATTTTTGTAGGTGTGCTTAGTTCATTGATAACAACATTACTTCTTTCTCTTTTTTAAGCTTGTCAAAATGTCGTCTGCAATATCCTCAACATCCGACCAGTGCAATATCACAAAGGATATTGCAGATGCAATTACCGCACTGATAACAATCTGTGCCATATTGTAATTCTCACCTCCTACTGAAACTTGCTTCTGGCTCTTTTTTCATAATATACATCCTCTGCAACAACATCTTTATTCTTTTCAAAGTTCTTTGCATATCTCACATCCCTTGTCCAAAAGCAAGTGTGGTCGCTTTTATCTCCATTCATATAGCAAGTTCTTTTCTTGCAATCCTCTTTCTGTCCATTGCACAAATAACGTACAACCTTATCATCATCCAATGTGTCAAGAAGTTCCTTAGCCTCCGCAAACTTTCCATCAATAATCATCTTCTCAGCAAGTTTTTCAACCGCAGTTCTTCGGTCAAGTTCTGCCTGCAACTCTGTTATTTCTTTTACCTTTTTATCCATCGTTCTCACCTCGCTTATCATTGTCCCAATCATCTAATATCATTAATATCAATGAATTTATTGATACACCTCTTTTTTTAGCTTTGTGTTTCAACTGTTCATACATATCATGTGGTATTCTAAATGTAAAACGCTTTCTAACATCTTTTGTCATCTTTTTGACACCAACTTTCTTTTTTTGATATATTATCATGTCATCTTTTTGGTGTCAAGTGTATGTTTTTTGACTTTTCCCCACTTTCAGATTATAATGATGTCAAAATGACACAAAAGGAGGAAAAACTATGGCTTCACCAAATGATAAATACACCCGACCTGAAGACACACGATTTACAATGCGTATAAACACTGAACTATTAAATAAAATCAAAGCACAGGCACAAGCAAACAAACGCTCTGCTGCAAAAGAAATTGAATTCATTCTCGAACAGTGGATTTTAGATAATTCCAAAGAATAAAATTTATTAAATCTTTCATAGGATACCCCTTACTATCCGCTTCCTGTTTAAGTTTCTCCTTTAACTCAGCAGGAACCCGGATAGTTATGTTTTTTACTTTATCCATCATTCTCACCTCCTTGTCGGAATCCAATATTATCTACATACCTATTGATTTTCTTATTCTATGTTCCTATAATATATATAAGTTGTTGCAGCAACTAATACTAAATAAGGAGGCTTACTATTATGAAAAAGAAAATTTGTTCAATAGCTTTATCATTATGCCTTGTATCAAGTATTGCACTTGCACCATTAAACACTACAAGTACAACCGTTCAGGCTAAGGCTAAAAAAGTTAAAGCTAAGAGCGTCTATTATGTTCCCGGTTCTAGTTATGCGTATCATTCCACACGCAACTGCCGCACTCTTAGACGCAGTAAAACAATCAAAAAAATAACTCTTAAAAAAGCTAAGGCTTTAAAACTTAGAGCCTGCAAAGTTTGTCATTAATACTAAATATTCCTATTAATTCTCAGCAAGCCTTTGTTCTCTACAGCAAAGGCTTGTTGCAATTACTTCAAAAAATTTTCTGGCTTATGACTATAATTTATTTTTAATTTCTTTAAGTCTTTGTCGTAATTAACAACAAGCTGAAAAGAACTACCCACTTGTATCGAACTTATAAGGTTGCTTAACGCAAATCGAAGTGCATATAAATCTTCTGGTTGTCTCAATACCGCAAACAGCCTCCCAAGTGTTTCGGCTCTTTTTATTTCCTCTTCTTTAGAACATGATTTACCAGCACCTGCTATGTATTCAATTAAAGTTTGTTCATCATTTTTTGAAAATTCATGTTCCGGTTCTTCTTCCATCAACTCTCTAGCCTTATCATCATCCAATGTGTCAAGAAGTTCTTTCGCTTCCTCAAACTTTCCATCAATAATAAGTTTCTCAGCTAACTTTTCAACTGCAGTTCTTCGGTCAAGTTCTTTTTGCAGCTCTGTTATCTCTTTTACCTTTTTATCCATCATTCTCACCTCGCTTTCTTTTTATTACCCGCCATTTCCTCTACCATTCCAAGAAGATAGCCCTTTTTAAAATCTGACATTCTAGGAAGTTCTTCTTTAAGAAGTTCAATAATCTTTTTCTCTTTATCCTTCATCGTTTTCACCTCTTTCTTACTGAGTTTGTATTTTATCAGATGATTATAGTTTTTGTTCATTTGATATACACAATGTAGCACATTAAATGTGCATTGTCAATACTATTGTTGACTTAATGTACAAAATATGATATTGTACACTCAGAAAGGAGTGAAAATAATGAATGAACGGATAAAATCAGTAAGAGTTATGCATGGCTTAAATCAAACAGATTTTGCAAAAAGACTTTCCATATCTCGCTCTGCAGTATGTAAAATAGAAAGTGGGGAAAATTCTCCATCAGACCAAACTATCAATTTAATATGTAAAGAATTTGATATTAACGAAGAGTGGTTAAGAACCGGAAATGGAAAGCCTTATGTCGAAAGAACAAAAAAAGAGCAAATTGCTAAAATGTTAGATAATGTTTTAAAAGGCAGTGATACAAACTTTAAATTCCGCTTAATATCGGCATTAGCAGAATTAGATGATACAGATTGGGATAGCTTAGAAAAAATAATACGGTTACTATCAAATAATAATTCCGATATTTTTTCATATGATGAAATACCGACAGCCGCAGAAATTGAAGCAAACTATTCACCTATAGCTGCCGAAAACTTAAAAGGAAAGAATATCGGATAAGCACCCGACTTATAGTTTCATTTATATTGTATTACTATAAGTTGCGTGCTACCTTTAAAATCAAGATTATAA